ACAGCCTGGGAAACCTGCGGCCCAAAACCACCCTGGCGGCAGTTCCCACGCTTCCTGCTCAGACCGCGAGGTAATTTCAAACACCTCGAAAGACCCAAACTCCTCACCATTCTCGGACTTAAATCGGTGGTAACCCTCGGCCATGTCGTGGTCCACTTCGAATATCGAATGTGTCATGCCGCGCCTCCTTTCGGCGCGACGAGGTTCCGCCCTCTGAAGCGCACGGACCACCCTCTCTCCCGAAAATACATCTTGGTGGCTTCCAGCCGAGCATCTTCCTGTGGCGTATTGCACCAGGGAAGCAGACTCAGAGCCACGACCATGTTGCGTAGAGCCCAGCGCGGAGAGTTCCCGCGCCGGAGGCGTTCTAGTTCCTCTCTCTCTAGATTCTCTCTCTCTTCTCTCTCTCTCTCTTCTCTCTCTCTCATGTCACTCTCTCTCCTTTTAAGGGTTGGCAACAAATCAAGCAGAAATGTTCTTTAATTCGACAAACTATTAAAGAAGCGCGCGCTCACCTACGCGCGGGCGATCGCATCCGCTTTCCTGGCGCGGGGGCCGTGGGCCGGAAAGCCTACAACGGCGCGCGCGGGCGACCGATTCGCACATATGCCACACTGGGCGCACGTCACGTCAGACCGGTAGGTTTCCGGGCAAGTCACAACCTTACGGCCCGCTGGGGTTCGCATGGCACGGGCCGTGGTGTTCTGCGGAAGTAGGGCCGCGACCGGGATTCCGGGCGCGCCCGCCTGAATCCGGGCCGCGTGATCCACGGAGTCCGCGCTCGCGTTCACCGTGAAACCGCGCGCCAGCATTTCCGCGACGACGGCGCGATTGTGCGCGGCCAGCTTCTCCGGCGCGTAACGCTCGCCGTGGAGTCCTTCAATGAGCGGGTAGTGTGTAAAGGTGAATCCGCGACGGCCACGATTCGCGTTCGCAAGACGCAAGCAAGCGGCTCGGTCCAGCCGGTCATCACGGCCCGGTAAGTCTCCGGCCACGTTGTGTCTCCAAAGAATACCGCGTGGGAGCGCCGCGACTTCTCGGCAGAACTGACTCCAGGGCCCGCCCGCCTTACCAGAGTCCACGCGATTCCATTGCAACTTGGCGGGCGTGACTTCCGCATAACACCCCGCGCCCCGGAGCGAGCATGACGGCGGGCAACTACTCGACTCCGTATAGCTGGCCGGGATTCCGCCCAACTTCGCAACGCGCGACATACGGCCCAGCCACGCGAGAATCTCTCTCTCTCGCGGTTTCTCTCTCTCTGCTGTTGCCATTGCTCGCGTAACCATAACGGCCCAGTATTGACCAGAATGGACAGCCAACGCAACGCCTATCTGCGGGGCTCGTGGTTTTCCGTGCGTTTTCTGCGAATCTTCGGAAACACTAAATGGCCGCGAAGCCGACACAATTCGGCCACGTTTGAGGTCCACGGACAGGCGTGAATCCTATTAACCGGAGATTAAGTTAATGACCATGCTTGTAAACTACAACAGCAAGAAGCTGGCGCGGGCCGCGATCGGCTCCCCGCTTGACTACACAGAAACATCGGCATTTGGGCCGCAGTTCCGCGCCGATGGGGTTTTAACCGTTGTCTACCGCCCGACCATTCAGGGTCTAGGCGGGCGCGAGTGGTTCGGCCAGATCACCATGCGCGACGGCCTGATTGCAGGTGTAAAGTGACCGGCGCGAGCGCGCCACGCCTGGCGCACCATCTGGACCCCTGGGCTGAAATGGCCGTTGAGATTATGACTGGGACCGCGAAGGACTCCGCCCCCGCGTTTGATAAATGCTCCGGGCGCGCTTCCGTTGACTTTATGGAAAAGGGCGCCCTGGCGGCGATCCCAAGCCGCCCGTGGGCTACGAGCCCCTCGCCCGCGAGAGTTGACCATCAGGGTCACGCTTTAGTCATATCCTACGTCCTATTGTGTGTTGGCGTAGTAGAACAGGAGCGCAATACTTCTCCCATATCGCTAAACAAGCTCCGCCGGGTTTCCGACTGGGTAAAGCAACTTGAGGAATCTCTAAGCCCTGAGGACGTGCAACGGGCCGCAACCGCAGCAGAACAGGCCGCGCGTCGCCTATTTATGAGTTAGGAGGGAGCGGTATGACGCAGAATCGGAAGGTGAGTAAAAACTTGGGGGCCGCGTTCAAGAAGCTCGCCGCCTCGAAAGTCCGCCCGAATTATTACAACGGCACGGGACGATGGGTGACGAAGTCACCCGACTACGCGGCGCAACTTGTCGCTTGGCTTCAGAACCTTGGCCTGGTCGATGGACGCCACTTCGAGTATGGGAACGATTCCAAGCTTGGCGGCCACACCGGCGCGTGGGTTAGGCTCACGGCACTAGGCCGCCGCCGGAAAGTGTTTCGGGATATTCGAGAAGGAGAATGAAAATGCACGACTCCCCAAATATGAGCGACCCCCGCTATGCCCGCAGGCACTACGCGGGCCGCGTCGTTGAGGACGATGCTGGGAATGAGTACCCAGTCGCCATGCGTTTCGATGTATGCCCAGTCTGTCACGGCAACGGGAAGCACGTGAATCCTGCTTTGGATGACAACGGACTAAGCGAGGAATCAGCATCGGATGCGGACTTTATGGAAGATTATATGGCTGGGGTTTATGACGTGAGCTGCGGGCGTTGTGACGGGTTACGCGTGGTCGAAGAACCGGACCCAACACGGAACCCACAACGCGTCCTCGATCTGTGGTTTGAGCGCGACGCGGATCTTGAGCAGGACGACGCGATTCAACGCGCGGAAATTGCGGCTGGCTGCTGATCTGTTGACAGCCTCTAGTTACTGGCTTAACTAGTCTTTAACCGCCCAGTCCCTTAAAGGACTGGGCGGTTCTAGGTTAATAGACCAGTACTAGACGAGTCCCAGAACACGGCGCAAAGATCAGACTCCCGGGCGCTCCGATTGTCCAGGTTGTCATGCCCATCCGTGGGAGCGGAATTGGCGGGTGGGGCGTTGAGCTGTGGGCCACCCATCCATCCACCCATAAAAAAGCACCAACGGCCCCTAGACCGCCCGCCAGGGCGCCCAGCGGACAGGCCCGCCCGGCCCCGTGGGTTCGCGCGATCGGCCCGCGGCCACGCGCCCAGCGCCAGGCCCGCGGCCACCAGCGGCCAAGCCCGCGGCCCGTAGCGATCGAGCTGCGGATCTTCGGGGGCCCCTGGCGGTTTTCAGGTTTCCGAATCTTTCGCGCGGCCCCGGTGGGGGGGTGCCATGCCATATAACCCCAACAGTACCACCCACATCCCAAACCCTAACCCCCCAACCCCAACTCCTGTGCTAGAGTGCCCCGGTGCTGGGAGTACGCCATAAGGGTGATTTCTACCCCACCCCGCACACGGTTATTGAGGCGCTTCTTCGTCATTTGACGCTTGAGGATACCGTCTGGGAGCCGTGTGCCGGAGATGGGCGGCTCGTGGTTGCCCTGCGGGGGGCGGGGGCCACGGTGATCTCCCATGATATAGCCACCGGGCACGACTTCTTTGAGGTAAAGGCCGCTCCCGCCACTATGGTGGTGACGAACCCGCCCTTCCGGTTTATCCGGCAATTCATAGATCATGCCTTTGGCATTGGGGTGGAACGGATGGCGCTCATCTGCCCGGAAAGATTGTGGGCTTGCAAAAAAGGCCACGATCAGTGGGGACGGCACCGCCCGTCATTGTGGGCGAACCTTGACTGGCGCGAGGATTATCTTCAGAAGGGAGGATCGCCGGATCGTGCCCTGGCGGCTGCGGTGTGGGATACGCCACACTCCCCGGAATGCCGTTATGAGGTCTGGGCCAAGCGGGGTTTTGACGAACCCACCCTGTAGCTGTTCTAATATGGGGCCGACCGGGTGCGTCTCCTCCGGGCGCTCTGAGCGCAGGGAGGGTTCCTCCCTCCTATTCCTGCGCTCCCCGGTCGTGCTATAGAGGCACCCTCTATGGAGGTCTTTCCGAGGAAAACAGGACTAATCCTATGGTGATACCAAAAACTCCAGTTCCCATAGTTGTTGCATTTGTAACCGGCCTGAGTCCCCTGGCCGTTATTATGGGTCAGGGGTACATGGAGGACCGGCGCGTCGAGCAAGCCTACGAGGACGGGCGCATCGATGCCTCCATGCTGCGGGATCACGGCTTCTTCGTGCATGAGGACAGTTGGGTCCGCATCGTCATACCGGGACTTCGGATCAGTGAGGAAGCGCGGACCCTTCTCGACATCAAGTTTAGAGCCTTTTACCGCGCTCTCAGTACACTCGTTGAGCGGAACAAGTTTGAGGAAATGAACGCTCAACAGTTGCACTCCGTTCTCACCCGGAACCTCAATGAGACGGTGGTTTCGTATTCACGCGATGCCGTCAACGCCGGGGTCTCAGAGGATTTCCTGAGTGAATTTAACCGCTGGCAC